TATAGCAACATCCAGTGGACGACTGTTGAACACCCAGAGTGAAGCATCAAAAGACTGGCTCATGGGCCTGTACAACGGCCACGACCAAACATTCTATCCTAACTTTGCAGTTAACCTGCCGGCATCAGGTGCTGATCTCTTCTGGCATCTTGATTGGGCTACTTGGAACACTTCAACCAGTCTAGGACAACTATATTCTGCAACCAGTGTCTCGCCGTCAAGCGTGGCATTTTCTGCAACCAATGCCGGTGGCGGGGGTTTCAATCAGTTGCGATTGTTCAGTCGTTCATCAGGCAGTGAAGTACAAACAGCTGATATAGGATTTATCAAAGTGTACAACGGTGTGCTGACCCTGGCACAGATTCAAGCACAATACGCCGCATACAAAGCAAGATTTGGATATTAACATTATGGACATAGGCGGCGGAATTACGATTGGTGGCGGAATTACAATAGTGGAAGAAGCCACTGTGGTAACAACAGGATTACAATTGTACTTGGATGCAGGGCAAGCCGCCAGTTATTCAGGTTCAGGAACCAATTGGACTGATTTGAGTGGTAATAGCCGCAATGGTACATTAACCAATGGACCAACTTATACTAGTGCAGATGGTGGGTCTATTGTGTTTGACGGCACTAATGATTTCGTTCAATGTTCGGGTTCTATCACAGCCACAGCGGCGACATTTGTAATCTGGATGAGACGAAACGGATCCCAGGACGATTTTGACGGTATCATATATTCTAGAAGTGCAACTGCTACTGGCATATCGTTTTTTGGTATAACTAATAAAATTTCATATACTTGGAATAATGCTGCTAATACCTATACCTGGGATAGTGGATTAGTCATACCAGATTTAACCTGGTGTATGGTTGCAGTTTCCGTTACCAGCACAGCAGCAACAGCATATCTGTGTCAATCCAGTGGAATCACCTCTGCCACCAATACTGTATCTCATGCCAGCACCACCCTGGACGATATAAAAATTGGTCAAGATGATCTTGGTGGTAGATTTTTCAATGGAAACATAGCGATAGCTCAACTTTATAATATAGCTCTATCGGCCGAACAAGTTGCACAGAATTTCGCAGCAGACCGAGCAAGATTTGGATATTAACATTATGGACATAGCTAGTCATACGATAGAATAAATACACGATAAACGGATAATATAACATGGCCAAGCAAGTAAGACTACGCAGAGGAACCACAGCAGAGCATGTGGATTTTACCGGAGCCAATGGCGAAATCACTGTGGACACAGTGAAACATGTGGTTGTTGTGCATGACGGTGCAACTGCTGGAGGTTGGCCTGCTGCCAATGCTACAGCAGTAAATAACACACTTTCTGTGCTCACTGCCAACGCAGCCAATCAAGCTGCCAGCATCACTACCTTGTTGGCCAACGCAGCCACTCAAGCCAATACTCTTGCCACACTCACAGCCAATGCTTCCGCACAACAGGCCAGCATTGATGCGTTTATTTTGGCCTCAAATGCCACAGCTATATTTGCCAACATAAGTGCAACCAATGCCAATGTTGCTGCGGCCAATGCAGCTATTTCTTTATTGATAGGTAATGCCACCATACAAAGCGAAGCTATTGTGCTGGCCAATGCCAACATCACGGTACTACAATCTGGACTCACCGCCGCCAATGTAGCCATTGCTGGTTTTGTGGCAGGATCTGGATTTGCAAATATTGAACAACTCACGGCCAACATCACAGCAGTAAACTCTGCTATCAGCACACAAGGTGTGACCTTTGCTACCAATGTGGCAGTTGCGGCTCTTCGTGCCAATGTCACAGCGGCCAACTCTGCAATCAGTTTATTGCAGGCCAATATTGCCGCCGCCAATGTGGCCATCAACAATATTGCACTGAGCCCTAGTTTGATAGCAGAAGTAACACAAGCTGTAACAGATGCAAATGTAGCAATGCAAAGTTATGTTGATGCGGTGACTACGGCCTGGACAGCCAATGCTGTTACACAAGCAACTGATATTAATTCTCTTCGTGCTAATATCACAGCGGCCAATCTAAATATTAGCGCAGTTACTACAGCATGGACAGCCAATGCTAGCACACAAGCAACTGATATTAATTCTCTTCGTGCTAATATCACAGCAGCCAACACAGCTATAACCACAGCTAATATTGCAATGCAAAGTTATGTTGATGCGGTGACTACAGCCTGGACAGCCAATGCTAGCACACAAGCAATTGATATTAATTCTCTTCGTGCTAATATCACAGCAGCCAACGTGGCCATTAGCAGTCTACAGAGCAATGCAGCCACACAGGCAGTTGCTATCAATACCATCAATGCCAATGTCATAGCGTCCAACGTGGACATTAGCAGTCTACAGAGCAATGCTGGTACCCAAGCGACTGATATTAATTCTCTTCGTGCCAATGTCACAGCGGCCAATAGTGCAATCGCAACATTACAAACTCAGATCTATGCCAATGCTAATGTAGCAGGCTACCTTGCCGGCAATATCTCCGTAGGAACAATCACACTCACAAATGGTGCAGTGATCCGAGACACTGCGGATAATGCAGTGGCATTTGGTGAAGATGCCGGAACAACCCGACAAGGTGCTGACGCAGTGGCCATTGGCAGACAAGCGGGTAATAGTGACCAAGGAATTGAAACATTGGCCATTGGTGTCTTGGCTGGGTTTTCCGAACAAGGTCAAGGTGCAGTGGCTGTGGGCATTGGTTCTGGGTATAACTTACAAGGTGTAAACAGCGTGGCCATTGGTAAGCAAGCCGGCCTAGAGGAACAAGGTGCCAATGCCATAGCGATTGGTTACAGGGCTGGGTATAACTTACAAGCGGCCAACTCAATCATTCTAAATGCCACTGGTGTTCAGTTAAATCAAACCACTGCCAACACATTCACAGTGGCACCAGTTCGTAATGATACAGGCAATGTATCGACTGCATTGTTTTACAACACCACAACCAAAGAAATTACCACAGCCAACATCATGCTTGCCGCATTTACAATGAGCAACCATCAGCAATGGACAGCCAATGTCAGCACCATTGGTGCGGCTCTAAACCAACTGGCCCAGCGCATATACAACATAGAAAACTCTTAATACTTTAGCAACACTTTTGTCTGGTTGACCAAATCCGGCACTTGTGTTACACTACAAGAGTAAAGGAGTCTTTCATGTGGATTCAAAATGTAGCAGCAGCGGATATTCCAACAGGCTTTCATGTGGCTGTAAAGGAAAACTCCATGCTGATCCAAATCATGGATCCAGCCAGTGCATGGTGGCCTGTGCCCAAGCATTCGTTCAAGGAAGTTCATCAGTTTGAATTTCTGGATGCTGAGGACAAAGATGGGTTCGACGATGACTTCAAGATTAGTGATGCACAGGCCCAAGAGCTTGTGAGACTACTGCAACATGCACTTGACAACAATATGGATGTCGTAGTACACTGTATGGCTGGACTGTGTCGTTCAGGTGCAGTGTGTGAAGTTGGCGTCATGATGGGATTTCAGGACACTGAAAAGTTTCGCAGTCCCAACATGCGAGTCAAGCACAAAATGATGAAGGTATTGGGTTGGACTTACGATCCAAATGAAACCTACGATGAGGACTCTTGGCGTAGGTATCAAGGAGAAATTTGATGCCTGACTATACCCCAGTTATACCCAAAACAAGTCTTGAGCACGGCGCTTACTATCAGGGTCGTTGTCGCAATGCCAGCATTGCACGATGGAACGAAGAAAAACAAGTGTTTGTGTATTACCGAAACAAATTTGGGCATGTGTTTCTAGAAGAAATAAAATGTCCAGAAGACGACATCTTGTTTGATGTTTTTGTAGCAGAAAGTAAAATTGACGAACCCGAGCGGGAGATTCCGCTCAAGGATTAAAAGGAGCGGATTATGCCATCAGTATTTTTAGTAAGTGACACACACTTTGGACATTTGGGTGTGTGCCGATTCATGCGCAACGACGGTGTGACAAAGTTGCGCCCTTGGGACACACCTGAGGAAATGGACGAAGAAATGATTCGTCGTTGGAACGAGCGTGTGCGTCCTAACGACAAAGTGTATCACTTGGGCGATGTTGTGATCAATCGCAAGGCCTTGCCTACTTTGGCTCGTTTGAATGGTGACAAAGTTTTGATCCGTGGCAATCACGACATCTTCCGCGATGACGAGTACCGCCAATACTTTCGTGAGTTGCGAGCATATCATGTGATGAACGGCATGATCTTGAGTCACATTCCTTTGCACCCAGAATCGTTGGGTCGTTTTGGAACCAACATTCATGGTCATACACATGCCAATCGTG